CTGTCACGGTAAGGTTCTAACGCCTCGTCCTTGTCAGCACCAGTGTCAAGACAAACAACTTTCTCAAACGCAGTCTCACCGAACAACTTCGCAAGGTTTTGTTCTCTCAACTTGGCGGCATGAGGGTCAAGACTTAGACTAGTGATCGCATGAAACACGTAACCATGTTCTTCATGCAGTTTGCGAACGTAGTGTATCGCATCACGCAACGGTGGTAGGAAACCGATCGAAGCGCTCTCATTAAAGTGACGAACCATCTTCTTACTTTCGGCTCGTTCCATATCAAATATTTTATCAACATTGTAGACATCAGGGTCTTTTACATCGTAACCCTTTTGTTCCATCCAAACTTTAAAGGCGTAACCCCAGTTCAAAAGGACACCGTCTACATCGGTCAAGATTATTCTTTCGTGGTCATTTCTCATTTATTCTCCTTAGTTAACATATGTATTATATGTCATTGGGCATAAAAAGTCAAGCGTTTTTACCAACCTTCTTGAAATATTGGAAACTTATCATCATAAAAGAAATCAACCATAGTTGTTTTTTGAGAACCGCCAGTATAGTGCAAAAACTTACTGTGACCAGTGCTGATAGCAGTTTCGTGAGTAAGTTCACCTCTATAATGTATTGGCGTATCGTTCCAACTTTGATCTATAGATTCAATATCGAAATTATGTTTTGTTAACTGTGAGGATATGAATGGTTGATCGTTTGTGATAGACATAGTATGAACTTTTGTGTCTTTTCCTAACATTTTAGGATAACACCAAGGTTGCCAATCGTCAAATACTTTTCTAGCTTTTAGTCTCGCTTCTTTAGTCCAGACAACGACTCCAGTATTCATAATTGTAAGTTTAGAATCGAACTTCTTACCAACACCCAAACTCGGTACAATAGGACAATCATGCATTTCAAATTTTTCGAGATAATCGGACAGTATTTTTTCGTCATAGTCCCACGCATTATAACCACCTTTGCTTACTCGAATATCACTCTCTAGTACACCGTAGACTTCCGCATCGGATACATCGAAGATATTTTCTTTGGTGTTTACGACAATGTCCGCATCAGCAAACAAAACCTTGTCGAACTGGTCAAAGTAAGGATCGTATACGACTCTAAGACATTCGAATAGAGTAGAAAGGGCGCAACCATGTCCTTCAGTAAATACCCTTTCATCCGAGAACATATACTCGCAACCAATCTCTTCAGCATAAATTTCGAATGATTCACGTGATATTGAGGCTACTTCTTGATATAAACTAGAACGATTTCTACCATCTACATCTCCACGTTTATCTACTTGGTCATTTACTACCATGTACTGAAATATTATATTCTTGCTCATTATATGCTCTCTGATCACTCTCAACAGATTTTATTCTGTGTATCTTACCCTGTTTAGAGGATTGTTTATGTTTGTTTCGCTTCTTGTTTTTGGGATCGTGACGTGTATACTTTGCCATGACTACTATTCCGTTATCAGACCAACTTTATATGCGGTCTTACCATTCTCTTTAAGGGCGGTTAACACAGACTTACGGTTCGAATCGGGGTCTACGTAGGACACATGTACCCAACCACTGTCAGGAATACCTACAGTATAGAACTCAAGAATCAGTTGGTCGAAACTTAGATTCTCACGAATCCACTCTGCGACTTCTGCATTGGGTACGCCTGGCACTTCGATATCGACTGCCTCGCCCTTACAGTGTTGACTTCTAGATGATCCACCGACTGCCTTGTTTAACTCAGCGCCACGGTAACCAGAGTTGATTACAGTTGGGCCGAAGTGTTCACGAACAGGTTGAACAACATAGTCGAACAACATCTGTGCAGCTTCTAGATGTTCTTCGTTAGGATTGTTATCCAGACCCAGACGGAGTGCCGTTTGTGATTTGGTAAATTCTGCTAACGTAAAGTTTTTTGATAGTCTCATTAGTTTATCTCTAACATTTCTTTGGTCATTATATAGTCACGCACGAAGTCAGATCTAACAATGTCTGCCCATGTAAACGTAACTACGCTAAACTTAGTCATATGTTCAATGATCTTCAGGAACTTACCGAACCCATTCTTATCCGACTCTTTGGTAAAGTCTGACTGGAGATAGTCTCCACAGAAAATGATTCTACAGTTCTGTCCAATCCTAGTGATAACAGAATCCAGTTCGTGGAATGTGAGGTTCTGCATCTCATCCACAATGATTACTGCATCATTGAACGTTGTCCCTCTTATATAGGACGTAGATAAGAACTCAACGGCATCTTGTTCAACTAACTTGTCATATGCCTTTGTGTCTTGAAATAGTTCGGTACAGATCGCACGGTATGGGCCACTATATGGTTCCATCTTTTCTTCCATTGAACCAGGCAAGAATCCAATCTCACGTGTGGGTACAATGGATCGTGTGATCACGACCTTTTCTAATTGATTGCCTTTATCCAGAACTTGTTCTAACCCCAGATAAAAGGCAGAGAATGTTTTACCTGTACCAGCTGAACCTGTCAGTACAAGATGGTTGTCTTCGTTCCACGCCTTGTAAACTTTCTCTTGGTTTTCGGTTAGTGGTTCGAATGTATGTAGGTCATCTATTCTCAGTTTGAGAGGGGAGGTTTTATCTTTTCTCATGTCTTGATGGTAGCGTCCTTACCAGAACCTTTCTTCATTCTATTCAGATGGTCGTTCCATTCTGATCCCGCCATGGCATGAGCAGACTTGCCGCCCGAAATAAGTTCGGGTGCATGAATGATGTTTTTTAGATGTGGGTTTTCTTCACGGAACGTATCCAGTTCGGATATCTTCATGAATTTATCGAACACTTCGCCAGTGTTCTCGTCTTTAAAAGTATATGTAGGCATAATATTCCATTCTTAATTAAGTAACGAAGTGGGGAACAAGTCCCCACTACGAGATACTTGATCACCTTCCTTATCGAGTAGAGGTACAATCCTCAATTGTTTGATTTAAGAAATTCTCTTTCACCATCAAGCGGTGTGCTTTTCCATCTAGACCCTTTTTCTGCAGCCTTCGAATCTGGTGAGTGAGTTCTCTCTGGTCTTTCTTTAATCTTTCGATTTGGTTTCTCGACATAATACTCCTTATGATTATTATTATAGGAACTTAACTGGTTATTAATTTAGGAAATGCCTCCTGTACAAGTTTCTTGGTTAAAAATTTCACAGGAGATTTTTTCTCCACCATTGACAATACGAGTTCCGCATCTGCTGGATGAATTGATTCCAACATCTCGACAAACTTTCGTTCTCTTTTCCATGCGGGCGTAGAATCCGCCACCGCACCTTTCACAAAGTAACCGAAGTCTCGGTGTTTTTTGTGCAGAGATGATGGGACAGATTCAGGTAAATTTGGGGTGTAAGGTGGACGACCTTTAGGTAGGTTAAATTCCAAAGCATCATCGAATGTGCCTCGGAGTATGTCCAATAGTGCATTTACATCAGAGTACTTCAACAGTACCTCTTTTCTTTTTGCTTTGTTAGTTGCTTTTTCAAACTCTTCGAGTATCTCGAAAACTTCTCGTTTATACATAGTTTACTTCTCATTCACAGTTATTTATAAAATGGGTGACTTTTAGTCTTCATAACAATATATAGTAATCTTCGCAAACTAAAGTCACCCTCGTTAAACTTACTTAGACGATTTCTTAACGCCTGAAGTTGCTTTAACTTGTTTGGTGTATGTTACACCTCTGTAAGTTAGTTCGTAACTCATCGCATTTCTCCTATTCGGATTATACGATTCTTTTAACGCATGAACCAATGCGGATCATTAAAGCAGATCAATCTTGTAATTATTTATACAGATTCGATGTCCACGGCACCAATAATGTATGACCGAGCATCAACTTCTTCGAATCCTTTTTTACCGAGGAACTCGTCAGGCCAGTCTTCAGAATCGTACAGTTCATCGAGAAACTCCTCTTCCTCGTCTGCGCCCATACCTTCAGTTTCGTAGTCGATACCGCAACCGTCATAGGATTCTTCGAACTCGATATCCTCGAACGATTGGAACTCAAAGATCTCATCGTCATCCGCATAGGATGCACTCTCTAACCACTCAACTTCTTCTTCATTCTGTGGACGAATGATATACGAACCATTCCGCATTGTCTCAGATACAGTTACAGAGACATAGTCCCCATCGTCAAAAGATCCCTTAGCGAACACCAACTCTTCGATGAACGATTTTTTACTTGAGGCGAATACTCGGTACTCGCCCCCTACTTCGATACTCATAATTAAGCCGCCTGTTTTAGGTCATCACGAATCGCCTTGACTTCAGCGATTCTGTTAGAAAGATCTTTGGTCTCAACGTTACAAACGTAAGGTTTGTCGTAAGAACCAACGTTGATGTCAATGTAATGCGAACGGTGGAAGTAATCGGTCATGATATCATCTTCGTTGAAGAAGTCATCACCTTCCATCGCAGATTTTAGTTCAGTCAGGAACGAAACAATCTCAGGATATTTCTTGTAAGTATCTTCAATCCAATACTCATTGACATTGACGTAATCGTCTAACTGAATGTAGTAGTTAGGATTGTGATACAACTCACGTTCGATACTATCTAGTCTCGCTTCATTGGAAGCACTCACGATATCTAGATCACTAGACTTGATATTAACAACAAGGGTTGAATGGTGACGAACAGCGATAGACGCTTTAGCATTGTACTTTTTAAGGACTGCTTTGATCGCAGGGGTTAATGCTTTTTTCTTCTCTTGTGATACATAAGCCATAATTTTCTTCTCTCTCTCAATCAATTAGGTAACTATTATCTCATGCTGGGCATGTTTTGTCAAGCGTTTTCTTCAATTAATTACAAGTTTTTTGCAGAGAATCTTGGATACAATCGGAACGGTGCCTGATGATCTAGAGTCTCTGAAAAGATCATTGGTTCTGGAAGCGCACGTTCATCTAACGCATTGAAGAACAACGCCATGTCAACGTCTTCTTCTAACCAGATATACTCTTCGTTGAAGAACGAGTACTCCGAGATCTTGTCGGTGAAATTTAGGTTCTCAGCCAAACGGACTGGAACTTTCAGGTAACTGTGTGACGGATCAGAAACATACGTCACGGCATTTTGGGGATTAGTTGCAAAACTCATTTTGACACCTCACTTAGCAATTTCATAATATGGTAATCTTTCAAAAGTAAATCACGAACACGTTCACGGTCAAGCGAATCACCGTCACCCCACTCAAAGAAGTTCTTGGGACTAGTAACTATTTTGATGTAATCTTGGATAGCGGTCTCTACTTTCGCAACACTAACATCTTCGATGGGATAGATTCCATCGTAAGCGTAAAAAGATAGGACATAGTTGCGGAAGGAAACTAACTGTGGGTTAGATCGCAGGGCAATAACATTAGTAAATGGGGTCATAATTTCTCTCTCAGTTCTCATAATCAATACAAGTATTATACGTCACTGGGCAGAGAATGTCAAGCGTTTTTATGAAATAATTACAACTTTTTTACATTCTTCGAATCTGCGTTGACTGGTCTTGATGCCATAGAAGTCATCATGATTATCGACACTGATTGCCAACCAGAACAAGATGACAAATCTACCTATCACTCAAACCAACTAGGGACTTCACGGTTCGTCCACTTCGCCATGTACTTCTTTTCTTGAATGTAGTACTGACGGTATGCTTGAACAGGATCGTCCTTCTTACACGAATCTGGCATCGCCTGTGCGAACTTTGTGAGGGGTTCTACTTGGTCGATGTTCTTGGGCGAGAACCACAACTGACTACTCAGTTTCTCTTCGGTCATGTGAATCTTGCCGTAACGTCTAGTGTACTCTTTGCACAATTCTTGGAAGTGTTTGTACAACCAACGGTAGTTGCCGTTAGACTTACGTGTCCATATATTGGACGGATGGTTTACGTGGGACGCTTTGTACAAGAGTCGTTCTTCGGCCGCACCGTTCAGTTTCCATCGTTTGATCTTACGACCGTTCTTAGTCTTGTCATAGTACTCAGTGCCATCCAATACACGATGTGCGGTAGACATCAATTGGGCGTACTCTACGATCATTTTTACGACATGTTTGTCACACATCATCTGTGCTGCTTTCACTGGATCATTATCTAGGTGGAATATATTCATTTTAAATCACTGTATACCAATCGTCTAAATTCATCAATTACAAAGGCATGGTTCGCCTGATATGTGAAGTGTTTCAACTCCTTATCAAATACATCATCGCCTTTGGGGTTGGTTCCCTCGTAGGAATGTTTTACAAATCCTTCGGTGTCATCAACCTCTGTACATGTCAAAACATATCCGTCATGGATATCGATAATCTCCCATCGTTGAAGACGTGAGAGATATTGTTCTCTTGACACTTTCTTTTTTGCCATTAATAGTTCCCTTCTCGGATTGCTTGCATTACTTCGAACACTTGACTAGGATCAAATCCTTGAGTCTGTAACGATGCCTGTAGTCCAGACCAATCTGGATGTCGTGGCATGTGAATGAACTGGTGCGCCAAGTTTGCGACTAATTGTGGTGATATCTCAAACATTATCAATACCTCGTTTATTTATACTCCAAAGTCCCCATCCCATGATCAACACACCAATCAGTAGTTTGACAAGAAGGGGTAAGAATGGTTGGGGTTCTCCCATCCCAGTCATGATGTCATCGTGTCCGATGGCACTGAACAGAATAAAGAAACCTATTGCGACTCTAAACATATCTAAACCTCGTATGGATATAAGTGATATTTATAAAAACTTTGATCTTCTGCCCACTCTCGAGCATCTTCTTCGGTAACGAATGATTGTTTCCACATCTCTTGTTCTTTAGTCTCAGATTCAATCACAACATACCATATTACATCTTTCACGTTTTACTCTCCAAATAATCTCTAGTAGATATCAATTCTTCTAACACTTCAGGATACTTCATAGCCATAGAACGAAGCATGGAATCGTAATATCCCTCACGGTAGGCATAGGAATCGTTTTGTTTCTCAAGGAGGTCACGAACGTCATTCATAATATCATTAACAGTCATAGGATTCTCTCTCATCAATTAAGTAAACATTATAGTACATTGGGCAGGAAATGTCAAGCGGAAAGTTCAATCTCTTCCGCTATCTCATCAAACAGTTTATAGTACATATCAACAGTATCACGTACTGGATTGAGGCGCATGTAAGTATCAGCGTCAACAAAGTTCCAGTTGATATCGTTATTAGGGAAACGATTCTCTGGATCAGCAACCGCTTCAAGCATGTAGGATTGGATAACACGTTTTAAGTCTTGCATAATATAATCTCTCTATTAAAATAATTTACAAATGAAGTTTGGATTGTTCCAGAACTCATTAACGTCAGAGTAAAGGACAACAGTCTCTTCGGTCTCATACAAGTCACGCAGAGCAAAGACAAATTTGGATAAAGAAGAAACAGACTCATCACGAGCCTCATTCAAACGGACATAAGTGTTTTCAATTGCAGACATCGGTAACGTATTTCGCATAATTTCTCTCTCAGTTCTCATAATCAATACAAGTATTATACGGTACTGGGCAAAGAAAGTCAAGCGTTTTTTTAAATTATTTTACGATCTATTGTGCCAAGGTTCTGCTTTTCGGGTGGGTTCTTTCTTCAGGTCAGCAGGTAGGTGTTTACCGTGGATCTTACACCCGATAAACGCATTGTAGTAGTCATCACGCAATAGAACATCGTGATCGAATTGATACTTGGTTTCGAAATAGGAACACTCACCTTTGGTACGACACAATCTAAGTATCTTACGGCTAAAGGATGCTTCTCCTCGTTCCATTAGTAGTTTGACTTCTGCCGATGATCCGTAATACTTCATCCAGTCAGATTGGACTCTTGTTCGTTTACGTCTCTTTCTTGCTTTTGTAACAGGCAGAACTTTGGGTTTCCAGAAGAACTTCTTACCGATGTACTTCATACCAGTAGTTTCTTCGGTCAATAGGTAAACGAATCCTTGATAGTCTTCTAAAAAGGATTCGTCTGGTGTAAATTCTTTGTCTTCATAATACCAAGTCATACAGGTATATATTATTCTTGTAAGTCTTCAGCCTCAACTGGTGACCCACACATAGGACAGAATTGCGGAGTCTCTCCAGACTCCGTTTCTTCCGATACCACAGTTATACAATCACATACTCCGCAGACTAATTCAAACATCGTCAGTCCTTTTAAAAAACATATTGAATTCTTTATTTTTGTTTGTGTTTGACATACTCGTTATCTGGAATTTATTTTCTTCTAAAAATGTTTTACAGTCTTCTATCAAATTATCACAATTCTTATACAAGTCCATTTCAGGAGTAACCACTTCAATCACTCCGCCTTCTAGTAACTCGATTTTTTCACCGAAACTTTTCAGGACATTTAGATCCGTACCTTGGGCGTCACAATGTAACCATTTTATTTTACCATCAAAGTTTATTGAGTCTAGATACGTATCTATTCTGATAGTCTTAACCTCATAAGTATTTCTCACATTAAAACCACCTGATCGACTCAATTCTAGAAGACTACTACCACCATAGTTAGAAGAAACATCAGGATTATTGTTACCTGCTATCTGATTAAATTTTCTTTTACCGTTAACAAGGTCGATTGCACAGTTTGATATATTTATCATTTCATTGTTTTTATAACGATTGGTCACATAGTCATAGAGTTCAGGTACAGGTTCAAAACCATGTACTCCAACACCATACTTTCTAGAAAGTTTTCCTGTATCTTGACCTCTGTTACAACCAACTTCAATAACGATATCGGTCATTATGCGACCTCGGTCTCAAACATTTCGTCCCAACCCCATTCGCCTTCCATTCCGTTTACAGAATATTCGGTTACTCGTTTCTCAAAGAAGTTGTCATGAGATGCGCCATTCAGTACCCAGTCCAACCAAGGTAGTGGATTGTCCTTAACACCAAACTTAGGTTTCATACCCAGTTGCAACAAACGTCTGTCTGCAATGTGACGGATGTACTGTTTCACATCTGTCTCCGATAGACCTTCGATGTCTCCAGACTTATATGCAAGTTTGATGAATCGATCTTCTAACTTGACAGCGTTCCTCGCCATCTCGTAGATCTTTGACTTCAACTCATCGTTTACGATACGAGGATGCTCTTCACAGAACTC